TAATCCTCTTTGGATCCCTACATTCCATAGGTACCATCTGTATTAATTTATAGAAAGCAATCATGTTCTGTGCAGCATGAATATCACGATCAGTGATAACACCACAATTGGGGCATACAAACTCTCGTTCCCACACTTTAAGGTTTTCATTTTTATGGAAACAATCAAAACAATATTTCGACGTTGGCAATGAACGATCCAAAACAAGTGGTATTTGTATTCGTGTTGTTTGGGATCAGAAAGTAACGATTTCTGATCCTTTTCCTTTATTTACAATTAAATTTTAATCATTGTTTCATCCCCTGACTAAAATCAAGGGTTTTCACAACGAAGGTTTTATAATGTTCAATAATTTCACCGACTTCCTTTGTGAAGCAATCAAATTTGCCAAAGGAAAAGACAACGATTACTTCTTTCACAACTACGCAATCATCACGTTCAACAAAGGTGATGTGTCAAAATACAAAGTCGAAGGCAAGACTGCAGGTTTGTGGAGCCATGCATGCAAGCATTTAAACCAGATCGATTGGCCATTCGTACAAAACGTCATTAAGCAAGTCAAACAAACATTAATTCAATATGTGAAAGAGGATAATCATCCCCGCACGTATGAATTCAGCATGTTTGATCGTAATAAGAAAAAGGTCGAAGGTGATCCAAAGAAGCTGATTGCTAAAGCTCCCTACAGCAGCATCATCAATTTTCTTGATATGATCAATGATAAGGTGATGCTGAAGAAACCACTCGCTCCAATTGAAGAAAAATGCGTTAAGTTTTTAGAAGCATTAGGTGATCGTTATGGCCAGTTTATTGAGGATGTGGTAAAAAGGGGCGTTGATGTCGATCAAATCGAACGAGATGAAGATAAGATCAAGGCATTAGAAACTATATTTGCTTCAATACGCGCAATGACAACTCGGATGTGTATAATAAGATCTATCTCGACGTCAAAGATAACATCATGGTAATCAAAACTGGACCTATGGTTAATACTTGTTATCAGCTTGGGAGAGGTGGATTATCGCGTAAAGAATTCTTTAAGCATGTGATTGAAAATCCAATGCACGAACGTGGGTTCCTAAAACCAGCAACTGCACGTGCAATGCATGAAGTCGCAGGAATTGAAGATTAAAGAAAAGGGAAGGACGTTAAATCCTTCCCTTTTTGTTCACTGTAGATTTTGCTTGATCTTGTTAATCGCTAGCTGCAAATGATGTCTAAGGTTACAAAGCCCATCGACACCAAAAACAGGATTTTCAATACATTCCCAATCGCCATAATTGATAACTGAACATACGCGGAACCAATTTCGTCCCGTCTTTTGAATTGTATGTGCTTCGATTGAAAGATAACGCAATGGAACACTTTCTTCAAACACGTAGATGTCTACGTTATTCTTTCCCTTGAAAGCTAATGCTTCATCGATCTTTTTAATGATGTTCTCAGTCTGCTCAATCGTGTATGTTGGGGTGCCAACATCTCCTTCTCTCGCATCACCTTCATAACACAAGAACCCAACTTTATCATCATATATTGATACACCAATGTAGCTATGTTTGGTATCAACAGGGCACCATAGATTTTCGTACATGTATTTGTTCCTTCAAGCGAATAACCCCATTATACTATAGTTTAATTCCTACGGCAACAGTTGGGCAATGTTGAATGACATCAAGCTGTAGACAATCGTTTTTGTGTAGTTGCGATTCTTTGCAAACGACAAGAATCGTTTCGTCTTCCCATTCGGTGTAGCCAACATTGATCGTTTTAATGGTGTGAAGATGAAGACCAAGTTTTTGCAGCGCATCAAGTTGCCATTGTTTCAAACCACAAAAATCACGAGGCCATTTGTCTTGAAATGACTGATCAACCTCAGCAACTGTATACCATCCTCGATTAATCTTGCTGAATAGTGCTTGAAAAATAATTCTTAAAAATGTGAACATAGAAACAGGAAAAGGCCCCAGCATGGGGGCCTTTGTTTAGTTTAGAAAAGCTTATTTAGCTTTTCTTGCTCAACCAGCTTACATCATTGATGGGCAAGTTGAACAAGAGGAAGGAGCAGCAGAGCCGTTATTCTTTTCAGGCTTTTCTGCGATTACACAATCAGTGGTAAGGATCAGAGAAGCAACACTACCAGCGTTCTGAAGTGCACAACGGGTGACCTTAGTAGGATCAAGAACACCCATCATAATCATATCACCAAATTCACCAGTCTGAGCATTGAAACCAAACTTTTCTTGTTCGCTTTCAACCACCTTAGTAACGATTACAGATGGTTCGTAACCGGCGTTCTTAACGATCTGACGAAGTGGTTCTTCCATTGCACGGAGGACGATTTTGATACCAGCATCCTGTTCATCATCTTCACCCTTCATCGCTTCAATTGCCTTACGAGCACGGATGAGAGCAACACCGCCGCCAGGAACGATGCCTTCCTCTACGGCAGCTCGAGTAGCATGAAGAGCATCATCAACTCGATCCTTACGTTCCTTCATCTCGACCTCAGTTGCAGCACCAACCTTAATCACACCAACACCTGCAGCGAGTCGAGCAATGCGTTCCTGAAGCTTTTCACGATCGTAATCAGAAGTCGTTTCCTTAAGAACAGCCTGAAGACCCTCCACACGTTCGTCAATATCCTTGCGGTCACCCTTACCATTGATGATCGTCGTCTTATCCTTAGTGATCTCAACCTTACCGGCAGAACCAAGCTGTTCAATCTTAACATCTTCGAGCTTCATGCCAAGAGAAGAAGTAATCATTTCGCCACCAGTAAGAACTGCGATATCTTGAAGCATTGCAGCCTTACGATCACCAAATGCCGGAGCCTTAACAGCACAAACGTTAAGAACACCACGCATCTTGTTAACAACGAGAGTAGCGAGTGCTTCACCATCAACATCATCAGCAATAATCATTAGTGGTCGACCAGCCTTTGCTGTTCCTTCGAGAACAGGGATCATATCACGAATCGTACTGATCTTGGAATCGGTGATAAGAATCAGCGGATTTTCGAGAACCGCCATTTGCTTATCCGGATCGGTGACAAAATACGGAGAAAGGAACCCACGATCAAACTGCATCCCTTCAACAACATCAAGTTCATCAGTAAGGCCGGAACCATCTTCAATGGTGATCACACCTTCCTTACCAACCTTTTCCATTGCTTCTGCAATAATCTTACCAATTTGCTTGTCATTGTTAGCAGAAATTGTACCTACCTGTGCAACTTCTTCATTGGTTTCAATTGGCTTACTAATCTTCTGAATTTCGGCCACCGCAGCTTCAATTGCCTTATCAATACCACGCTTAATGCCAATTGGGTTCATCCCAGCAGCAACATACTTCAGGCCTTCATTGACGATCGACTGAGCAAGAACAGTTGCGGTTGTTGTACCATCACCAGCAACATCATTCGTCTTAGAAGCGACCTCACGAACCATCTGAGCACCCTGATTCGCAACAGAATCTTCTACTTCAACAGCCTTTGCAACCGTAACACCATCCTTCGTGATCGTTGGGGTGCCATAAGACTGATCAATTACAACATTACGACCCTTCGGACCAAGAGTAACCTTAACAGCGTTAGCGAGAACATTGACGCCTTCAACAAGACGATTACGACCAGCTTCACCAAAAACAACCTGCTTCATACTAATTCACAATTCCTTTTAAAATAATGTTCAAATGTAGTTGATATTTTAATTATCACTCACCGATAATAGCGAGAATATTTTCAGATGGAATGATAAGAAGTTCTTCACCATCAACAGAGAATGTCGTACCAGCATACTTCTTATAAAACACCTTTTCATCAGCGTTAATGCCAACTGGTACCACAGAACCATTGACAATCTTACCAGGGCCAACCGCAACCACAACACCAGTATCAGGCTTTTCCTTAGAAGTGAGAATAATACCACCAGCAGTCTTTTCATCACCTTCGATTGGACGAATGATAACATTATTATGAAGAGGACGAATATTAGTCATTTATTTTTGTTTCCTTTAATTTGTACAAACGTCTTTGACGTGAGAAATCTATTATACTACAACTCAAGCGGAAGCAGCAACAACAAGCTCTGGATTTTTACATGCTTGTTTAACACTATTGATCACGTGTCGATTAAGCTTCCATCGAACTAAGCTCCAACCATTCTTAGGAATTACTGTATTCTTCGGTGTTACGACATTAACATCAACATGCACATCACCATCATCAGTGCAACCAATCACCTCAAAGTTACCAAGCCATTCTTGGCCAAGACGACTACGAAGCTTCCAAACAATCTTCTGATCATCAGTAACATCAACGAATTCAAACTTATACTTGTTGCTCATATTATCTTCCTTTAATTTTTAGTTTAGCTTCATGGGATCAGTGGGAACCTCGGATTCGTCAAAAACATCATCCAGATCTTCACCCTCAACTTCTTCATCATCTTCCATCACTTTAAGCTGAAAATCAACACACGATTCTGCTTGAACGACGACTTCGTCATAGTCCATCCCAAATGAGAGAAGAATTCCATCCTCATCTAGTGCAACGTACCAGCTCATCTTATTATCAATTGCTTCAAACACCTGGTAGCTGAAACCATGATCCGTCACTGATCGAACACAACCCGTTTCAGGATCGACCTTATCTAACAGCTTGTAGATAAGCTCCTGAAGAATCGTTTTCTCAGGACGCGCATGCTTTACTCGCCTTTTTCTATTGTTACTCACCTGCCACCTTCCACATAATGTCTTTAAAAGCGTTTTCAAAATAATGTTCATTAAACAATGATTGATACGTCATCTTGCAATTATCGTCAAGATTACCCTTCTTAACATCTTGATCAAGAATCTGCATTGCCTCAATAATTGTTTTGATTTCATCAGAGTTGAAATCATGGTAGATCTGATCGATTGTCTCGTAATTGGGACGCAGAGCACTAAATTCAAAACAGAACATATCAACGACTGCATTGAACTTTAGCCATGCATCAACAACATCACGACTACAAGTCGTAGCAATATGCATATTGCGACTATCAATTAGATCAAGAGCTTTAATAATAATTTGTTTTTGTTGTTCTGTGTGTTTGGTCATCACACATCCTCATTTAACTTGAAATATATTATACACCAACAAACTTCAAACTAGCAACGACTTTTTCAGCATCTTTTGCAGCCATCTTGAATGCTGAATAACGAACATTAGGTTCAAATGCAACCAACCACCCAAAAAGATATGAAAGATGCCTATTTGTATCAGTTTTGATCCCAATCTTCTTGCAAATAATAGCACTGGTCAGCTCGGCAACCAACTCTTCATATGCATACTTTTCACAACCAAACTCGGGAAAATCACCACTACGATAACGCTTGAACTTCTTAAAACGAATATAATGACCAACTTCATGCATCAACACTGAGTAGTATTCATTAGGGCTATGAAACTGCTGAATGTTCGGCATCGCGATATAGTACTTCTTGCCGTCAAAATACTCTAAACGAGCAATGTTAGATTGATGCTTAACATTAATTCGATTATCTTTCAACCATTTAACAATTCGTTCTTCAACGATTGCATCATTATAGGTGCGCACTTTTCGCATCCCTTTGATACAATCAATTGACTGCAGCTGATCAAGATTATACAAATATACAGTGTGGTAACCACAAACTGGATGGGTACCCTTAGGATCGTTAAACGTCATATCGGTGACAATATAAGGTTTCTGGCCGCGGCGAACTTTTAAACCATAGCTTTTAACCACATGCTGTGGGATCCAATAGTTCGTCGAGTAGTTGTTCACCTCACGAACCATACCGTAATCCCCATAATAAGTTCCCTTGCTGTTGATCTCAACAAAGTCTTTACGAATCTTCTTACGACTTGCAATTGAAGGGTTGGTCAACACATATGGTGTATTTTGAACGTTAACCCACACAGGAGCACTATGATCAGAACAATACTTGTACCGATTGTTCTGGCTAAGAAACAGTCGATCTTCAATCATTTCAACTTCACTGGTCATTGAAACCCCTTCATCAATTAACGTTATGAGATGAATTATACACGATCGTCTAGAAAAAGAAAAGGGCCTGTTTAGGCCCTTTGTAGAATTAGATGTTGAGTTCAATCACCATGATGGTTGACCACTGATTTCCATAGCGCTCGATCGTTGCTTTGATTCGAGACCCTACATCATGATCATCTGGATAATCATACTCTACACCCATATCGTCTTCATATGTCGGCTGATCGACAGTGTTTCGATTCCAAGCAGTAGTCCAGCCTGGAATTGTAGCGTGAAAAGTAGTAGAACAAGAATCGTCAATCTTTTTGATTGAACTCGCCTTGCAAGCGATTAAAAGACGCTTGAGGTCATTGAGATAATCTGGATTACCATTATAGTCAGCAGCCAAAGCCTGCCACTGAAGTTCTACTTTACTATTAAACATTTTCCTTAGTACAAAAATGGTTGAAGAAAATTACTCTTTATTCTTAAAGTATAGATGAATGATGAAAAGAGCAGCAACTATTAGTGCTGGAATCAACAATGTGATCAATGCAAATATTTGCAGCCATGCTTGATTAGTTGAGAGTAACCATGGAACTCCCCACATATAGTAACCCATTGTTACCAAAAGGACAACCGCTGATTTCAACAGAAAGATATCATTGTTCACTTGATGTTCTCACTACTGTCAGCAATATCCTTGTCTTCACGAATTTCAACGAAGCGAGGAAGGAATAAGCTATCAACATCTGGACGATTTTTATCTTTGATTCTCATATTATACGTCACTGTGACGATTTTGCCAACAATATCTTCTTTCTTAATTGTTGATCGTTGTTCTTCTGTGAAGCCAGTTCCCACTTTAACAACGACCTTACCATCACGAGATTGACAGACAATCGCTCCAAGCATCCCTTCAAAACGCTTTGAACCAGGTTCCCAATCCGTACAGAGCAGATCAATATCGTTCTCTGCCTTAAGTTTCAAACTGTCGGTCGCACGAACATTCTTCCAAATGTTGTTTGGAGATTTGATGATCACCCCCTCGCGACCATGCTCAACCATTTCAATGAATAGTTTATTGGCTTCAAGTTTATTTGTGATCATCCATGTCAACACTGGAAATACACGATTAAGATTCTTACCTTTGAGACGTTCGATCAATGATGTAAAACGATCATGATACTTTTTCGTCGACTTTCCTACTCGGAATTCGTTCAATGGAATCTCGTCCCAAAGCACTGCAGTCACTCGAGCAGCATCATCAGCATCCATCGTTCCACGAACAGCTTTATTGAGGATCCCATTCCCTGTAGAACGTTCTACCGCATCACCATCTGCAGTGCCATCGATCAACAGTTCACCGTCAAATACAATATCTTCACCGCCAGCCAAATACTGGAAAATTTCAGTGAAACGATCATCAGGGATCTCAATAGGCTTTCCACTGCGACCATAGAACCCAACGTTACCATTAGATTCAACTACAGCGTTGAAACGCATTCCATCACACTTCTGTTGACAATACAGCTGCTCATCATTCTTCAAATTGAACAGCTTATCGGCTTTCTTCTGATCGTAAGCACTGGTCAGCATACAAGGATAATCAAAGATCTTTTCATATTTTGTGTTGTATTTTTTATTGCACAACTCAATTGCTTTATTAATCGTTGCGACCTGTACGCCACAACGAAGATCTTTCATTAGAATTCGCTTGACAACCTCTCGCTCAGAAGGATCACAATGATTATACAACATCGCAATATCATCAATCAATTGTTGACTGTGATTCATTCCTGAAAGCTGCTCAATCATTGATAATGTATCATCAAAATCAACAGTAATATATTCGACTTCTTCAAACAAAGGCCAATTGCGAATACCAAATCGAATCAGACTATCTAGTGCAAGACGGCAAGTATTATAAAACGTTGACGAACCTTCTAAACACTCAACAAGCATATTGATTTTATCATTACGCCCACTAGTAGCTTCTAGTTGATTCAACATTTCAATAATCATCAAAGTTCCTTTCATTAAAGATCTTTAAAATACTTCACAACAATACGTTCAAAATTAGTGAACAATCTGTGAAGATCTTGACAGATGATACCGTCGCTATTATAGATTCGCAGCTCAATGACAGGCCACTTAGATACAGTAGCACAAAACACCCACTTCGGAGAACGATTCCAACTTTCAGTCGGTTTTGAACATTCCACTACAATTTCAGTATTATCCGGAATGCGTTCAAAATCTTCCTCTTTAAGTTCGGTCCATTTGCTCAAATCAAGAACCTTTACCCTTTCAATTTGATCACCAGAAATTAATGTTTCATGGGCATAAACTTTATTAGAGAGTGAACTGGTAACATAGTTGCCATGTTGTACAATAAAATTCACGACATCACAGTTGGCATCACAGTTTTCACACGCTTTTTGTAATGCAGCACTAAAATCACATCCAGGAATATTTGGATCGGTCAAAGCATTTAATGTTTGCTCATATGTCTTATTTTTAAGTTTGAAAATATATGACATTTTAACTCCTTTGAATGAAGTCACTATACAACATCATATTCTATAAGACAACAATTGAGAAGCTTGTTATTTTTCCTTTTGAGTTGCATCCAGGGAGCGTAGCGACCTGGATGGTTCAATCTGAACGTTAGTGAAGATTGAACGGCTTGGGGATTTTCCAGCAATCTTGAAAATTTAAAGATTTTTGATATCAATTTTATACCGATTTGTTATCTTTTGATCTTTTATGCCTTTAATAATAGGGGATTATACACCATTTTGGGACAAAAGTCAACAGCATTTTAGCGCTTTTGTTCATAGTATTTGTACCCATATTGAGAATATTATCAAAAGACCTTAAAATAATAACTTTATATTATATTCATTAATGAGAATAATTCTTATTATACGATAGAGTATTCTTTATAATAGAGATGAAGAAGATTAAAGAATTCTATTCAATGTACATCAAAAGATAATATTAACGAGTATTAGGTCCCATTTAAATGTTTGTATGGGTATTTCCCCTATGAAAAATATTGGAGAATCAGTTGACTTTTCTTTGAAAAAATTAGATAATCAATTATTATTAGGAGAAATTAAAAGTTAGATAAAAGTTAAAAATAAAGAATTTTAAAGATTTCCTAATCTGTTAGATCTTCACTAACGTTCAGATCTAACACATCTAGGTCACTACGTTCCCTAGATGTAAAACAAAATGTAATCTGTTTGTAATGATTCACATGAATGCTTTAGCAACGTGGATGAATTGCTTAAAAATAAAGTATAAATAAAATGTAGATGGTACCTATGGAATGTAGGGATCCAAAGAGGATTAAGGTTTCCTTAATCGATATTAAAAGCGTGTGGAGATAAACCCCTCTAGATCATTGGAAGAAGTAATTCAACTCATGATCCAAGGGTTGTCTAAGAAGCACGAAGCCACAGATGGTTTACCATCGTGGTAGTTCACTAATACATTTTGGTGTTAATATAATTAAATGGGTAACCCATACTTTGATAATCACAATCCTGTAGAACAAGATTTAATAGAAGATTTGATTGATGAATCAATTAACATCTACAGTGAAACATTTTATTACGTTCCTCGTACTATTAGTTCTGTAGCTGATATTAACATTTTTAATGAGGATCGTAATAGCCTTTTTAAACATGCATATCCTTTTAGTGGATATCTCGAAAATGCATCAAGCGGTTTTGAGGGTAATGGGTATTTGATGCAGAAGTTTGGCGGGATTGCTGATCTTAGTGCAACAATTACGATCAGCCGTCGTGAGTGGGAAAAGAATATTGGTGCCCATGGAACAACGATTATTCCTGACAGCCCATGTACCGGTGATTTAATTTATTGGCCTACCACAGACCAACTTTTTGAAATAAAATTTGTAGATGAAAAGAGCGGTCAGTATGCTCAACTCGGCCGATACTACACATTCAAATTAACAATCGAATTGATGCAATATAGTAGTCAACATATTGACACAGGGATCCCTGAAATTGATATGTTTGAAAGTCTCAAGACGTTTGACGTTGACCCTGATACCAATCTGTGGGGCGGTCTCGTTGAGGTACAGATTGAAAATCCTGGTAAAGGATATACTCATCCTCCTGAAATTATTATTGACAGTTTAACAGGTAGCGGTGCTGTTGCATTGGTAACATTAAATGAAGAAGGTGGAATCGAAGCAATTGCTGTTGAAGATCATGGGCAAGGTTATCATAGTACCGATGTTGCTCATGTAATTGGTAATTGTGAACAACGAGCAGTTGTTACCCCAATTTTCCGAACCATTATTGAAAATGCTGGCGATGGATGGGGAGCTAACGAGGCGTTTATTAAAGAACACCAAGAAAATAGCCCAGACAATTGGGATCCCCAAAATCCATTTGGTACTATTGAATGCGAAGATATTAACAGTTATCGGCGCCGGTGAAATACGCGTTTAAACACCTCTAAAATCGTGTATAAACGGTTCGTGTTAATTGGTTGACTAATCATAAAGGGTCAAGCCATAAAGCCTATTATAAACGATTTTAAGCGGGTTAAACACAATATAACAAACAGAACAATGAGCTCATTTTATCATTCAACAATAAAACAAACGATTTCGGCGTTTGGATCATTCTTCTCAAATATTCACATCATTCGAAGAAGGGGTGATTCAAAGAATGGTCCTGCGGTACAAGATCTTAGGGTACCAATTGCGTTCAGCAATCGTGCAAAGTGGATTCAGCAAATAATGGAAGGAACTCGTGAGAAGCAAGTCAAGATCACGCTTCCAAGAATTGCATTCGATATCACTGGGATGTCATATGACGCAACACGCAAAAAGAGTCGCAATCAAAATATCACATGCGTAGATGAAGACGGAAACGCTCAGGTTGTAAAGACCCCTGTTCCATGGAATGTTGAAATTGGAATGTATGTTGTTAGCGACAACATTGAAGATTGTTTACAGATCGTTGAACAAATTCTTCCACAATTTAATCCTGATTTAACACTGAACGTTAGAACGGTTCTTGATCTTATTCAACCGATTCCAATTAGTCTGACTAGTTGCAGTTTCACAGATTCATATGAAGGTAGCTACACAGAATCGCGCTTGGTGATATACACGCTGACATTTATTGCTAAGTTGGATCTGTATGGAGAGGTATTCGAGGTTCCATCAATCACTGATCCAGGAATCGAGTTTAATCCAGAAGATGATGGTACTAAGGATGGAGTGTGGATGCAATGGAGTGGCAACCTCAATAATGGAATCAAAACAAACAAAGAATTGAAGAGCCCAGAGGTGTTTATAAAACCTTCGTTGTGAAAACCCTTGACTTTAGTCAGGGGATGAAACAATGATTAAAATTTAATCGTAAATAAAGGAAAAGGATC